TTATCTCCTCTCCACAGTTGGTGCATTCGTATTCGTAGTTCATTTCGGTTCTTTCAGTTTGTTTAGTTCAAACGCCTTCAGTAAAGGTTTGCAATTCATCACTTCGTGTAACGAGACAAACGCCATACGATACCCATTCGGATAGTGTTTCTTAAAATCTTCGTGCCTGTCTGGACGAGTTCCTTCAAGGATACCAAGGTCGTGTCGCATGTAACCTTCGTGCGAACAGATGTGGCCACCTAGATGTGTGCCATCTTCTGCAAGTAAGCACGCCCTATACCAACCATTAGACCCACCGTTATTAAATCCGAAGATAACAGGTAATGTTTCAACATGTTTATTATGAGGATTAAAGACGGCATAAGGTTTGCCCTCTTGTTCGAGTAGATGTTGTGCGAGATAGAAGTTTGCTGCTGCTGGTGTTGTCATTAGTTCTTCTTTCTAAACTGCATACCGCAGTTTCTTTGCTTCCCACCATTCCTGGACGAGGATACATTGATATCGCTCTAATAATCTCTGATGATAGGAAAGTGATTGGGTAACTGGTCTCACGGATGAAAGTCTCTTGGTGAGTTCCATGACTAGCTCATACCGTGTAACAGGACTCAGTTCCCGGATAGTGTTGAGGATGATTCGACCTTGTGGCTCAAGGTCAAAAGTGGGTTCACCAAGATAGGTGAACACTCTCCTGTTGACTTTTGAATCAGGTTTGAATACATTCATATTAAATTCTACGATTACTATGACTTACAACGTCGTTGGAATCAAGGATAAAGTTAAAATTTTTTGACTGCAATCAGTTCTCCACTGCAGGTGCATCAAGTTTCCAATCAAGATTTATCAGAACCCCATCTGCAATAATCTGGTCTATGAAGTCATAAATCTCATCAGTAATATTGTCCTGCAAATACAGGGAGACAAGGACTGCCCGCGAAGTCATCTGCCAATGGAGAAGATGCTTCAAGTTGCGGTTGCATGCTAATATGTGAAGTATAGCTTCATCACGTGTGAACTCCCTGGGATTGAGAATCTTAACCTTTACCTCCTTCTCTACACCCTCCTTGCATACTCTTACTTCAGCAATAGGTTTGCTCTCCAATTTCTTCATTAGTTCTTCATGTGACGAGTATTTCATTTTGTTATTTTAGTTACCGGTGTGCCGGGCCGCTGAGTTCCATCGTTCGGAAGCACGGCCTTTAGGAAGTCCCGAGCGTCCTTGAGTTCTTCACGCGCCAGGTATTTCGCGCCTGTTCCTGTTCCGAAAGTCTTCCCAAATTTCTCCAGTGCCAGACCTATATCGTCCAGGGCAGCATTGAGCATTTCCTTGCGATGTGCTTCCGAACCACTTGCTGCACCAGAACCCGGCTGGGTCTTGGCAGTTCGGTCAGGACTCATTGCCTCAAGCTGTTCATATAGTTCTCGATTTGTTTTGTGTCTCATCGCTGACCTTTCTCGTTCTGCGGCTTAGTCATACAGCCTTTCGACCTCGCATTCTTCGCAGAGGCCATCGGTACTTGGGACACTCTCACCACATCGGCGGCACAGCGGCCCGGCGTAGATTTCCATGCTCCGAAGCGTCCAGTGCCAGTCTCGCGTGAAGCAGTTCGACGCCGTAGAACAATCCGGCTGCACCGAACGCCGGTTGGCGATTTCAGTTTTTCGAGAAGGTTTCATAAAGTTTTAGAGTCGCTGGCCCGGCGTCCCTGATCCGGGCCGTTCTGAGGCTTGTATTCACCACACCACGCTCCGCGTCCGACGGTCGGCCAATAGTCCACGCCGAAGCGGTCTTTGACGCTGGGTGGGTTACGGCGACAGATTCCATTAAATTCGTTCTCTTTGCTAGGCACGAAGTATTTGCAGGACGCACACGCCGCATCAGAGCCCGCCGGTGCAGCTTCCGCCGCCAGCTTCCGCTCCGCCCCGCAAAAAGGACAGTCACATGGTTGGCCGTGAATCTTTAGATATTCGACGCTCATCGCTGGCCTTTCTCGTTATGCGAAGACGCAAATAGCCGTAGCTATCACGAAGAATATCACCGTTGAGATAACATCATCTTGCGTCCACTTTTGGTCTTTGTTCAGTAATCTTCCTCGACGAATGCTGCTGCACATTTTGCACTTACACATCGGTTGATATCCATTCCAGTGTTCGTTCATATTTGCTTTGTGTCTCATTTGGTGATAATAGTCACTTTGTTTGTTCTGATTCCGAACTTTTTTGCGTCGGAGTGTTTGTTGAAATAGATGTCGAATCGGGAGTCGTATCGTTGAGCCAACCTGTCATGGACGGTATAGGTGTTACCTCCAATGATAACTTTACTACCGAGTGGTATATTGCGACTGGCAGCCACTGTGACTCCGGCAATTGGTGGTTTATTGTTAGCACAAATTCCTTTCGCGTTTGGTCCGCAGCACAGCTTACATGCACAGTAAGCGGTGATGACTGCAGTTATGATGTTGGTTGTCATTTTGATTTGTATCTTTCAATTACATGATTTGTTCTTCGCGTTTCATGTTATCATGCTATTATCATATTCTCATTCACTGTCCAGAGAACTTCTAATCCAAGACATGTGGAGACGTGCTTATCAAATGGCTCGTTAGTGTTCAACCAGGTTGTGCTATTCCAGGGTGTAAGTAGTTCCTCTTTTCGAGCTATAGGAATAATAACATACGTAGGGTGTCTCCCTGTTTCATGAGTATAGGCTACTATACCCTCATAGATGCGTCTCATAATGGTTTGACCCACTTTGAGCTCCTCGTCAGCTTTTAGGATAATCATGATAACCTCCATAGCTGGACTGCGCCGGCATCTACGTTTCGCCAGATTTTTACCCTAGGGTTTGTCCCTTGGCCGCAATAAAAACGCGCCAAAACCAATCCTTGCGCGTCCCTTGGCCGGTGTTTTCTCGGACCTGTGGTCACAGGCACGCCAAACGAGTGAATCGTGTGATGGTGAATGAAGATGTTCATTAGTTATCTCCCACGGTTAAGGTTATTCCATACGCATACAAGTTCGGCCAATACATGATGTAGCAGGTTACTGGCACATCCCGCCAGTCTGGTGTAGGTCCTGCTCCAATGGTAATATCTACGTTCTTGTAGAACACGGGTATTGGGTTGTAATCTTTGCTCATATTATTTAAGGATTGAACGGCCAGATGAGTGTAGAATCTCAATAATAGGAGGTAACTGTTGCTGTGGACTGCTTGAGCGAATACCGGCAAGAAACCAGTATTGTGCTTCATATTCCTTCTTACTACCTTTTTTAATTTTATTCAGTTCTGTGAACGCCTTGAAGAAGGATATAATTACTTCTGCTGTGAGGGTCTTAGGTGTAGGACCTGAATCTTCAGCTTTAAACGGCGTATACTCCCAGGAATGAGATATTGGACCTACACCAAGTCTGTCGTTAGGATTCATAGCCTTGAGTTTTGTAACAGCCTCTTCATACGTGTCAGCCTCAATAGACCGAACAAGGTATTGTTTGTATCTTACATTCACCCATTGATGTGTTTTCATAGTTCTATCTTTCTATATGTAGCGTGATTGCTACGCTTACCTCTCTACCGTAGCAGAGAGGTAACCGTATCACTCTGTCACTCTGCTCCAGTGAACACCTAACCGATAACCCATTGCGGTAACAACAATTGCTGTCGAGTAATAAGACTCCACAATGGCAACATTAGCTATCTCAGCTGCTTCTGTCAAGGTCTTGGCAGTGACAGTCATGACTACACCTACATTATCTACGAACGTGTATTTATACATACCATTAATCTTTCACTTCGTTGATGTTGGCCCAGGATGGAATCGAACCCTCATACATCCACTCCTTGAGGATACGCTCCAGTTCGACGTCCACGTTGTCAATGTCACCTACGGCAAACAATTCGCAATTCTCATAGAATGCAAAATGGAAGCCTGTAACCTGGCCTTGTGGGTTATCTCTGTGAACACGTGGAGTCACATGACATGTGCGGAAGGTAGAAATAGTTGTCATATTACTGGTTGGTTAGAGTTAACGCTCCAGATGCGACAAATTTCATGTATGAAGGAGTCTTGTTTCCTGGGTCGCCTACACTGTGGGAGTCAGAAGCTGTTCGACCAATACGCAATGCACCACGGCTACCAACAAACAGGGAGGCTACATGTGGCTCTTTGCGAAACTTCCGATACTTCCCTTTATAGGATTTATCTTCAGTGTAACCAAGATTGATTAGACCTTGGACCAGTTGCTGTTCGTATGTTACTTTCATATTGTTCTATAGTTCTATGTTCTTATTTGTGAGAGAGCCTCCCTGTCGGTGTGACAGGGAGGCTCATGTGCATTCTTACTTCAGCACCGCCAGGATAGCGGCAGTCTGAGTAGGAGTGAGTTGTGCCACGTTCGCCGGAACGGAGAACCATGTAGCAATGCGAGAGGCTGTCAGGACACCGAAGCCACCACCAGACGCCTTGTAACCGAACGAGCCTTTCGGATGGACCAAGTTACCCTTCTCATCGGTCTTTTTCTCCAGGAACTGCTTGCGTGCCTGAATTTTCTTGATTTCCACCGTGTCAAAATCGGGTTCGGTGGTGTCAACAAGGTCATTCTTGACCAACGCGTTCATGATGTCCCGCGTGGTGTGCTTGAACTCATCACTGCCCTCTTCCTTCTCAGCGAGCATGGTGTCAATGATGTGAAACCGCTCTTCCTTCTTGCCGGACTTCTCCTTCTTCTTAGCCTTCAGCTGTTTCTGCAGGGACGCCAACTGCTCAGGAGTCAGCTTGGACAGGTCAATGCCAGAGGGGACGACATTTTCAGGAGTTGCGGTTTTCGGTGCAGCCGATTTTTGAGCACCGGGTTTCGTAGGTTTATTGTCTGCCATATGTTTGTTCTATGTTTCTATGTTTTCTGTCTTGACTTGGAACTCCGCTTCATGCTACTAGTTCCGTCAACAGGCGTATCCTCGCCTTTTTTTAGTATGGCGTCAAGCGAAATCGTAAAATTTTACGAAAATAGTTACAAACCTTTGACCTGCTAGGGTTTGTACGAGTGATTTGATGCTCCATGTCTCATGTGGAATGGATGTATGGTTCTATTCTATGTGGGATTGTGGGATTGTGGTATGTGGTATGTGGAACATGGACCTTGGGACAGGGAGGCTACGAGTAAATTCTGCTTTAATTAAAAGTAGATTTTCTTAGGTCATAAATAGAAATAGATATTGCTTTTATGGGATTAAGATTAGGACAAATAGACTTGAAGCCTCCCTGTTTTAACGTATGTTTGAGTAGAGGAGAAAGGCAAACTCAATATAGCAAACAGCTTGGTTCATTTTGAAATGACGTAACGTGCCAAGTAGGTTGATTTGCTAGGGTTTGCGGGCACACACCTAGTGTTTATAGGTGTTAAAATTGAACGACGAAAAAACGACATGGAAGCAGTGTCGTGGCTACGTGCCAAGTAGGTTGATTTGCTAGGGTTTAGGCAAAACACCCCTAGATTTGCTAGGTGGTTACAACTGGCCGTTGTAAGTGATAGCAATTGCTATGCAATGGCACTGAATGCTGCTTGCTACTTAGACGGATTTTTGATAATAAACGTGTGTGTGATTTTACGCGCCAAATACACGGAAAAGCGGAGTGAAAAAACACGAACTATATTAAATGTAAAGAAAACCCCTTTAGTTATTAGGTATCCCTTGCCCGATACTTGGAACAATATGATTTTCGGGCCGTTTTGGCTCGAAATCGGCGTAAGTTGTAGGGGAACAAGCTAGTTGGCACGTATACCCAAGTGCGGTGATAGGGATTACGATGAAACCTAGGAAACCTGGTGGTTTTGTATTGTCAAAGATGAAGCTGCGATTTGTTCGCACTTGCATAGTCAAATTCCTGAAAACGGAAGTCGTTGGTTTGCTAGGTGGTTAGTTTGAACCCCTATTGTGCCTGATTTGAATATTCGATGTTGCATAATAGGGTGATTCACTAATCGTTCATAGGGAGTGCTAGTGGCGTTCTCTCCCTGTCCACTCCAAATATCCGTCCATGGACCATGAACCATAGCATCGAGAGCCAAAATGACTCTCGACACTAGGGTCACGGCCCAATGTGCCCCGCAATCGCGCAGGGATGGACCAAGGCACGTGTTCCTGGTGTCCCTAGGTGTAGGTATAGGCCAGCGAGTCCGACGCGTCCTTGGACCGTCTGGGCACGAAAAACCCGTATGGGTGTTTCCCATACGGGTTGCTAGGTGATACCTGGTTACTTGGCCATGTTCGCGGCGGTAATCACTGCAGTTGCTACACGTTCCAGCGTAACCTTGTCCTGACTAGTGAACCATGCAACTACCTTGGCTTCAGTAAGTTGGAATCCATGTTCACTGGCCTTGTATCCATACTTGTCCTTGTTGGAGGCATCCTTCTTGACGTGTAACTGCTTGCGGGTCTGGACCTTCTTGAGTTCGACCTCACGTTCCTGACCGTCCCATGCCTTCGCAACCTGTAGCGCGTCAAGGATATCTGCCGTGGTATTCTTGAATTGGCCGTTCTCCTTCTCTTGCAACATCTTATCCACGGTTTCGACCCAAACCTCACGGTTGCTAGACCTTGCCTTCTTTTGCGCTTTGAGCTGGTTTTTCAACGCAACTAGTTGCTCTGGTGTGAGTTGCTCCAGGGAGATGACGTTAGTGCTAGGAGTTACAGGTGCTTGTGTCTTGTTTTTCATACTAGTTCTTAGTTCTGTGGGGTTTGAGACGGGTTCATCCACGTCCCTGTCCACGAGTAGATAGTTGCACGGTCTATGGATTTTGTCAAGTGGTTTCCGCAAGTTTGTCACAAGTCGTAGCAACCAGTATCAAATATAGATGACGATTTCCTGGCCCGTGGCCCGTGTGCCGTGCAGTCTAATTTTGTTAGCCATGACTCATAATGTTAGACGCACCTAACATTGTTCGATGGGACTAAGAGTCATAGGCCAGGCACTACATGTTAGATGGACCTAGACTCCCAGGGTCAGGGAAGAATTCTTTTTGGTCCATGGTGGGGTGGGATGGGGAAACTGAACCGTGGACCGTGAATGATAGGGAGGTCGCGCCATCGTGCATGAGCATTTCTGCCATCTTCCACGAACCTAGTGCCATCTACCCATTATCCATGACACGTGATTTCCTAAAAAATTAGGAATGATTTTTGGTTAATGTATCGAATTCTATGGTTCACTCAAAATAATGCTTGACAAATTGGTCCATTCATACGATTCTTTGGAGCGTAGTATGCCTTCCGAGACTAAATCTATTCGCGGTGCGTTAACTCCTGCTGAAGTGAGAAGCAGGATAAATGAGTTATGCTTAAAAAACAACTACAACCCGTTTGAAGAGTTAATTAGACTTGCCTCAGAGACCGAAGAAACCATTGTTGACGGCAAAGTATTAAGGCTTCCAATCTGCACCACGGACCAGAAAATTGCAATCGCTAAAGAAATTGCTTCCTACCTTGCTCCGAAGTTGAAATCCATCGAGGTAGATGCCCATATTGATGGTGACTTCACTTTCAAGGTGAAACATTTTGATGAATTAGGAAATGAGGTTAAACCTGGAGTAATCAATATTCCCAGAATCCCTCAATCTCTGGTTGCCCCGGTGGAGGAAGCACTCAGAGAAGAGATTGAAGGAGAAACTGATGCCTGAAATCTCCATACCTTACGATTTTGAACCACGGTGGTATCAACGACCGCTGTGGGCTTACTTTCAAAAAGGAGGATTCAAAAAGAAACGTGCTGTCCTGGTGCTACACCGCCGTGGTGGAAAGGACCTTAATGCAATTAACTTGATTGCAACAGCCACGATGGATGAACCAGGACTGTATTGGCACTTGTTTCCTACGTATGCGCAAGGGAAGAAGATTGCGTGGGATGGAAAAACGAAGACGGGCCGTTCATTTCTCTCTGCTTTTCCCGAAGCACTGGTGAAAAGTAAGAATAATACAGAAATGAAGATAACATTGAATAATAATTCAATTTATCAGGTAGTTGGGGCAGATAAACCAGATTCTCTAGTAGGTCCAAACCCGAAAGGCATCATCTTCTCTGAATGGAGCATCATGAACCCCAAGATTTGGGAGTTTTTGCAGCCGATTCTGGCAGAAAATGATGGATGGGCACTTTTCATTTACACTCCACGTGGAAGAAACCATGGATGGAAGATGTTGCAGATGGCATTGAACAATCCTCGATGGTATGGTGCTGTAATGGGGAATGACTACACCAAAGTTCTGGACGATGAAGCAGTAAAAGAAATGCGGGACTCAGGTATGTCAGAAGAGATGCTTCAACAGGAAGTATATTGCTCCTTTGATGCTCCGCTCCAGGGAAGTTATTATGGGAAGTTGATGGATAAAGCAGAGAAAGAAGGACGCATCTGTAATGTTCCATATGAGTCGAAACTTCCTGTCCATACAGCATGGGACTTGGGTGTAGGTGACACATGTAATATTTGGTTCTACCAGGTCTATGGGTTCGAGGTTCGAGTCATTGACCACTACGAAAACAATGGAGAAGGGTTTGCACATTATGCGAAAATCCTACGAGAACGAAATTACGTTTACGGGCGTCACTATGCACCACACGACATTGATGTTCGTGAAATCTCGACAGCCAAAACCAGGTGGCAAACTGCAAAAGACTTGGGAATTAAGTTCGAAATCGGCAAACAGTTACCCATTGATGAAGGAATCGAAGCTGTTAGGGCTTTATTACCTCGTTGCTACTTTGATAAGGCAAAATGTGAAAATGGTATTGAAGCTCTTAAGATGTATCATAAGGAGTATGATGAAGACAAAATGCTTTTTAAGGACAAACCTTGTCATGATTGGGCTTCACATTGCGCTGATGCTTTTAGAGAATTAGCGATGTCAATTAAAGAAAGGTCTAAACACAACAAGAAACCTCAAGACAAAGCAGAAAGTGACTATGATTTGTTAGCTGTATGAGCGTTGTTGAAATAGCAAAAAGCCTTTATGAAAGAAAAGGCGAAGGAAATTTTGAAGAAGATGTTCTATTGTATGCAAAGGAACATTATATCTTTAGTTCACCAAGCTGTATCATCATGGCTCGATGTGAAGAAACAAGATGGTTTATTCATCTTGCTGTTGGTGATGGTTGTCTTAGTTATTTTCTTCATATTATGCCTGTATGGAAACCATTTGTTGCATGGTGTCGTGGTCTCAGAAATGATAGAGTAAAACATTACCAAACAGACAAATTAATCAAACTACTATTATGATTGAATCATTGAATAAAAATATCACAGCTGTAACACGTTGCTATTTTGGTGGTGGTAAAGCGAAAGCTCCACCTCCTCCCCCACGTCCCCCTGAAAGGGGAGATGCTGCTAGGCTTACGTCTGAAAGGAATCAAAGTTTTGGAAAGCAAGGCAGGGCTTCTACTATCTTGTCTGGTTCAGAGCCTAATCTGAATTTTGAACAAAAGAAGAAAACTCTCTTAGGTGGTTAATATGACTACAAAACTTGAAACACTGGTGAGAAAGAATGACGAGTTGTCAAATGCTCGTCGTCCTTGGGAAGCTCAATGGCAAGAAATTAAAAGCCTTGTCTATACTTCCGCAGCAGACTTTAACCGAAAGACATCTCCTGGGAATCGAACTCAGGATTTGATACTTGACGGCACTGCTCCATGGGCATTGGAACAATTGTCTGCAGGTCTTCATTCGTTCTTAACATCTCCTCAAGACCGGTGGTTCAATCTTTGTATCAACAATTACGAGTATGATAAAGACCCTGCTGTCTTAATCTGGCTCGAACAAGTTGCTGATATCATCTACAAGAATTATTCGAATCCCAAGTCTAATAATGATAATTCTCTTCATGAGACTTACATGAATCTTGGTGCGTTTGGAACTGCTATTGAATACCAGGATGTCAACATGGGCGAAAAGCTTGCGATGTTCAGGTCTATTCCGTTGGCAGATTGTCGTGTGTTGGAAAATTCGAAAGGGGAAATTGACACCCTGTATCGTGAGGTTGTGATGACCACTCGTCAAATTCTTCAAGAGTTTCCTGATACCACAGCCAAAAAAATTAAAGAGGAGAAGAATGCTAATCGGGAATGGATTGTGGTCCATGCTGTGTTTCCTAGGAGTGACAGGGATACATCCAAATTGAACTCACAGAACAAACCTTTCGCTTCTTTTTGGTTTTCCAAGGAAGCTGATGCGGTTTTCAAGGAATCTGGATATGATGAATTCCCTTACCATTGTCCTCGTTGGGTGAAACGGTCTGGAGAAATCTATGGTCGTTCTCCTGGAATGACCTGTCTTCCAGATATCAAGATGGTTAATGCCATGGAGAAGGTTCAACTCAAAGCAGTTCAGAAGATTGTTGACCCTCCATTGCTAGTTCCTGATGATGGATTTATTCTTCCTATTCAGACCAGTCCTTCTTCTCTCATTTTTTATGAGTCTGGTATGCCTGGTGAAAACTTGATTAAACCTTTGGAAACACGTGGACGTGTTGAAATTGGTGAAGAAAAGCTTCAACAGAAGCGTGACCATATTCTGCGTTGTTTCTATGCAGATTGGGTTTCACGTATCAAGAAAAAGGAACGTCAGACAGCAACTGAGATTCAGGATGACCGAGAAGAGATGATGCAGATGATGTCTCCTATTCTTGGTCGTCTTCAATCTGAATTGTTAGGACCGCGGTTGACTAGGACTTACAATATCCTTAGTCGTCTTGGCCGAATCCCTCCAGCACCAGCCAGTATTTCTGGAACAAGGATGTCAATTGAATATGTATCTCCAGCAGCAAAAGCACAGTTGGCCAGGAAGAGTATCAATATTCGCCGGTATCTCGAAGAGCTTGTTCCATTTGCTCAAATTGACCCAACTATTCTTGATACTATTGATACAGACGCATTTGCACGTGAGATGGCTCAATTGCAGAATGTATCTCGATTCATTCTTCGCAGTCCTGAAGCTGTCAACGAAATTCGTCAGAAACGTAATGAAGCTCAACAAATGCAGCAAATGGCTCAAACAATGCAACCAGCTGCTGCAGCTATGAAAGATGTAGCTACTGCTCAGGAGAAGGGACTTAGCCTATAATGAGCATCACCGACAAGATTAAGGAGAGACTTTATCTCCAATCAAAATTTCGAGCCGTCTTTGATAATAAAGACGGTGAGGAAGTTCTTGCTTACTTGATGAAAGTAAGCGGAATTACAAAACCGCAAATAATTGCTGACCCTAATATGTGTCTTGTAAGACAAGGTCAGCAGCACATAGTTCTATCAATACTGCGGATTATTGGTAAAGACCCGATGGAAATAACAGAACAAATCAAAGAAAGCATGAAACATGAATAAAATACTACATAACGTCCTCGGTGGAGAGGGTAACGGAAGTGGAACAGGTGGTGGAGGTGGAGCAGACCAAGTTCAAGATTGGCGTCAATCAATCCCTGAAGCTATTAGGGGTGAGGTTAATCTTAAGGACTTCAAGACAGTTGGAGACCTTGCTCAATCCTACATTCATGCTCAGAAATTGATTGGCACTGAGAAGCTTCCAAAGCCTCAAGCAAATTGGAAACCTGAACAATATGACGAGTTCTTCAATGCTTTGGGTCGTCCTTCCAAACCTGAAGAGTATACATTCAAACCTGAGAAACTTCCAGAAGGTGTTCAGATTGATGATGCCAAACTTGGCGAAGTGAAAAAGCATCTTCACAGCCTGGGACTCACTGATAAACAGGCTTCAGGTGCATTGAATTACTACCTGGAATCTATTGGTCGTTCTACCGCAGAACTGTCACAAAAGTCTGAAACTGAAAAGCAAGCTGCTCTTACTCAGCTTAAGACTGATTGGGGTCATGACTTTGACACCAAACTCAATGTTGCTCAAGCTGTTGTGAAGAAGTTTGGTGGTGAAGACCCTCACATTGCCAAACTGATTGAACAGAATGGTAATAATCCAGGATTCATTAAACTGTTTGCACAGATTGGTGAAACCATGATGGAAGATAAAGCAGGTGGTTCTGGTGCTGGAGACCTGTTTGTTCTTGATTCCACCAAAGCTGTTCAAGAGATTAATGCTCTTAAAGGTGATAAAGAGTTCCTAGCTGCTCTTGGAGACCGTAGTAATCCAGGTCATGCTGGAGCGGTGGAACGTTGGAGTATGCTTCATGAGAAAGCATATGGAGGTTAATTCACTCGAAAAATATGAAAATATCTCTTGACTTCCAATACAGGATATGTCAAAAGAAATTTTGTTCAACGGATAACCGTTCGTGGCCCGTTGTGACACAGGATAACTTTCCTGTCTGCTGGCGGCAGAAACCGCAAGATTAAGCCCATAAGGAGAACTTAATCGAAAATTCGGTTTAACAAATTGAAACTCTATGAGTCAACAAATTGACAAAGCTCTAGTTCAGACCTACCGGTCTAACATTGAGGTTCAGTTCCAGCAGAAAGGGTCTCGACTCCGAAGCACAGTTCGGGTTGAGTCTCAAAATGCAGAATTTGACTTCTATGACCGTATTGGACCTGTCGAAGCCCAAAAGGTTACTACTCGACATGGTGACACACCGTTGAATGAGACCCCTCATGACCGCCGGCGTATTTCGCTGGAGGATTATGATTGGGCTGACCTCATTGACAAGAAGGATAAGCTCCGGATGATTGCTGACCCAACTTCAGCTTACACACAGAATGCTGTGTTTGCAATGGGTCGAGCAGTTGACCGGGCTATCATTGCTGCTGCCACCGCAACAGCATACACTGGAAAAACAGGTGCAACTCAAGTGTCGTTTCCTGCGGCATCGGAGATTGCAGTCAACTATCACGAAGTGACTCCAGCGAACTCTAACATGACGATTGGTAAACTTCGTCGTGCTAAGTTCCTGTTGCGTTCGACTGAAGCTGTTGAAGAAGGTGAAATGCTGTATTGCATTCTCACCGAATCTCAGATTCAATCGTTGCTGCGGACTACGGAAGTTACGAGTTCGGATTACAACACAGTCAAAGCCTTGGTTGCTGGACAGATTGACACCTTTATGGGTTTCAAGTTCATCCAAACTGAGTTGTTGACTAAGGTTGGAAACATTCGTGAATGTCTGTTCTATCCTCAGTCCGGTATCACTCTTGCTATGGGTCAAGAGTTGAATGTTCAGGTTGACCAGTTGCCTGGCAAACGTTATTCCACTCAGGTTTACGTCTGTGGTCAATTCGGTGCAAGCCGTATGTGGGAGGAGAAAGTTCTTCGTTGTAAGTGCGACGAAACCGTTCTGTAATCCAAAAACCGACAATAACCATAACTGAATAAATTATGATTACTAAACTGAATCGTCTGTTGCTCGCAGCCACAGTCATTGATGGATACAGTGGGGAATTGGGTCAAATCCAACCTCCCGCTTATTCACCGCTCAAACCTAATCAGAAAGAAGGTCGTATTCGTGTTGCACACTTTACGAAAACCTTTGCCTCTGAAGCGGCTGGTCTTGACTTGGCGTTGGTCGAACTCCCTAAAGGAGCTCGAATCCTTCGTGGAGAAATCAGTGTTTCTGCCTCAACTGGTTCTGCTACTCTGTCTATTGGCCTAGCTGCTAAAGACGGTAGTGGATTCATTGATGCGGCGAACTCTGTTTCTGATGCAGTAGCACTTGGTTTTGCTGCTGCGGCTGTCACTACGACTGCGTTGGTTGAAATCTTTGCTACTCAAGCGTTGTATCGCTACTATGAGTGCGAGAAACCTACGTATGTCACCCTGACTACCGCTGCCGCTGCCATGGGAACGCAAGTTCTCAAAGGTGCTATCTACTACGTTGTAGATTAATCAACTGGCCACATCTAGGAAGATGGCTTTCCAAGCCTAATCCTAGGTGTGGCCAACTTTCTTATGGCATTTAAGATTACGATTCAGAAAGTAGATGAAGGACATAATGCTGAAATAGCCAAGACAAATAATCTCCATGCTGTAGTTGTAATTAAAGAAAGTAACATCACTTCTGATACACTAGATAAATTTCTCACAATGGCAGAAAAAGGTTACATGACTGCTTACAGTATTGATTCAATGAATTTAGTGCAGTTTATTGACATGTATTGGGCAGAAACTCCTCAATAGTATGTATAAATTTACAATTTCAAAAGTTGAAGGTGCTAGTATTCAAACTGGTGAACTCAAAATTTCTTCAAGTGTAGTCAACTACCCTTCAGTTGGGAATGTGCAACCTCCATTATCAGAACTACCAACAACAGTAATTGTTGAAGAATACCTACCTATTGATGTAGTGAAGATGTTTTTGAAGCTGGTGAATGACCCTAGTTATATTAACACTGGACTAAAGAATTCTATCATAGCAGATTATAAGTCCATGTATTACCCATTACTATAATGGCACAATCAATCATAGAAATTTGCAACTCGGCTCTGACCAAAATTGGTTCAGAGTCAATTCTGTCATTATCTGATGGAAGTAAAACTGCTACAACTTGTAAAGAGAGATATGAGGCTTGTAAGAAATATGTTCTTCGCCGACACCCATGGAATTGTGCTATCAAAAGAAGCATACTTTCTCCTTTGGTTGGAACTCCTGCTTTTGGTTTTACTTACTCATTTCAACTTCCTGTAGATTGTCTAAGAGTTCTTAGTGTTAATGATTCTCAAGACGACTTCACAATTGAAGGAAGAAACATTTTGATTGATTCTGATGCTATTGAATTAAAATATATTTGGGATGTTAATGACCCTAAATTGTTTGATTCAACATTAGATGAAGCAATTGCAACTTATCTTGCTTGGGATATTAGTTACAAGATAACTCAATCTAATACTCTTAGAGAATCTTTACGCCAAGATTTCACTTTAGCACTAAAGAAAGCTAAGACTCCAGATGCTCAAGAGAGTTTTCCTCAAGAAATTGAAGCAAACTTTTACCTTGATTCTAGAGATGTTGGAAATTCAGCTTTACCAAAACGAAAATGGATAGGTCAATAACATGGAAAATTTTTTAAACGGTTTATTAGCATCTGGACTGTATTTAGCTGCTGTTGTTTTTGATGAAAATAGTTTAGTTCCTCTTGGGACTATTGGAGTCATTGGAGGAGGTATATGGTGGCTTGGTCGAAAATTGCAATCTTTGGAAGATGGTCAAATAAATCTTAATATCAAAATGAAAGAAATGAGAGAGATGTGCAGAAGGGGAGAATGTAAAATAGATAACACAGATGCCTGAAGCTTATCCAATTCAAACTAACTTCACTGCTGGTGAAGTGTCTCCATATATTCGTGGTCGAGTAGATATCACGAAGTATTTTAATGGAGTTGAGAAGCTTCAAAATTTCCTGGTCAAACCTCAAGGTGGAATTTCACGTAGGTCTGGAACAAGATTTGTTGAAGAGACTAAAGATTCAAGCAAGACTTCAATTTTAGTAAGGTTTGAATTCTCTGCTACCCAAGCTTTTGTATTAGAATTTGGAGACCAATACATCAGGTTCATTAAAGATGGTGCACAAATTCTTGATGGAGGGATTCCAGTAGAAGTAGTTACTCCATATCTTGAAGCTCATCTTAAAGATTTAAGTTTTACGCAATCTGCTGATGTTGTGTATATTACACATCCACTATATAAACCTAAAACTTTGTCTAGATATTCAGACATTAATTGGGTTCTTGAAGATTATGTGACTAAAGATGGTCCATATTTAGATGTGGATATTAGAGGTATTACAATGACATTAACGTCTATTGTAAACAGAGCCACATTGAAGTCAACAGTTTCTGAATTTGTTGTTGGTGATGTAGGTAAATATGTTGAATATCCTTACAAAACCAAACTCGTTGTAGGTAAAATCATAACCTATGTTAGTGGAACTGAGGTTGTAATTGAACCTTATGAGAACATTATTGATGTAGCAGGACTCGATAATCAAGCAGTTCTAACCTATCAAGCTGGTGCAGGTGGTGGTTATCAGTTACTTATTAACAATGGTGGTTCTTGGACTGTTCCAGCAAGCACTACTCTAGTTTCTAATGTATTAACCTTTAATGAATCTCCTAACACTGGGTGGATGAATTTACCTGTTGGTTTTACTTCAGTTTCTAACCCAACATCATATACCAATCGAATTAGGTCAACTCTGTCTATTTGGACACTTTCTTCAGAAAATGCTTTCATTCGTGTTGATGGGGTGTGGTATAAAACAGGTAAACATATAGGTGAACCTGAAAACTATACAGCACCAATTGGTGGTGGAACTGTATCAGCAGATGTTATAGAAGTTTCTTCTATTTTGACAATGAAGTCAACGACAGGTATCTTGTCATTTTCCAATCATAACATTACTGCACAATTAAACAGTTCTGATAATGTTTTTGCATCTACTGATGTAGGACGTCAATTTAGGTTAGAGTTTAGTTCTGAACAAGTGTGGGGAACTGTTGCAACCTATAATGATGCAAAAACAGTTCAAGTTTCTTTAGGTCGAATGATGCCTCCAGCAAAAGAAAGACTTGACTCTTATTTAGACAATGCCAAAACTTTGAATTGGAGATTTGGTGCATGGTTCACAAATAATTATCCTCAATGCTCTACTTTTCATGAAGAGCGTTTATGGTTTGGAGGTTCTCCATTACAACCTCAAACTGTATGGAGTAGTAAGTCTTCAGACTATAACAATTTTGCACCTACTAATCAGGATTCTTCTGTTGCTGATGATTCAGCCATTACATATACTATCTCTTCAAGCAGAATCAATTCTATTGTATGGATGATGTCATCTTCAGTTTTGATTATTGGGACTATTGGTTCTGAATGGCAGACTAAAGCTTCCACCATCAATCAACCAATAACTCCAACTAATCTTGCTGTTGTTGAACAAACTTCTTATGGGTCTGCAAAGAACTTGCGTCCTACTAAGGTAGGTTCATCTGTTTTCTTTATTCAACGTTCATCTCACAAACTGAGAGAGTTGTTTTATGAATTTCAGACTGATGCGTATAAAGCATCTGATTTAACTGTTATTTCAGAGCATATCTTAAGACAGAATGGTGGAGCAGTTTCAACAGCTTATCAGAAAGAACCAAGCTCAATTTTTTGGATTTCAACAGGTAAGGGTCAATTAGCTGCTTTTACATATGAGAAGGACCAAGAAGTCTTTGCCTGGCACAACCATATTATTGGAGGAATATTTAATGGTGGTAATGCTGTTGTAGAAAGTGTTACTAGTGTTCCTGGTGGTGTCGGGTCTATTGACCAAGTTTACATCATTGTTAAAAGAACTATTAACGGTCAGACTAAGAGATACATTGAATACTTAGAAGAAGAATTTCTTTCATTAGAAGTTCAAGATAAAGACAACATGTTCTTTGTTGATTCTGGATTGACATACAATGGCTCTCCTGTTAACACAGTTTCTGGTCTAGACCATCTTGAAGGACAATTAGTCCAAGTTGTTGCTGATGGTTCTATTAGAGATAATCTTTCACTAGTAGTTGGTGGTGAAGTCACAATTAGTGGTGCGGCAGCTTCCGTAATACACGCGGGACTTCCTTATCGTTCCCTGTTAAAGACTTTGCCAATTGAAGCTGGTTCTGAATCTGGGACTGCTCAGGGTAAAATGAAGAGACTACACAAAGTTAATCTTCGTATCCTTAGCTCTCTTGGTCTCAAATATGGACCTAGTGAAGATAAATTAAGTTTTCTTTCTTTTAGAAAGACTACAAGTGAGATGGATATGTCACCTGATTTATTTACTGGGGATAAATCGTTTGATATGCCATCAGATTATGATACGGATGGTTCATATTACATAGTTCAAGACCAACCTTATCCACTAAATATTCTATCTTTGATGCCACAATTACAAACAACTAAATAATGAAATATAATTAAGGCAAATTTTGCCCTATGGTTTGGGCCAATGGGCCAATCAAAACGCCGCTCAACTAATTTTAGACCACACACAAAACGTGATAAAACCGATAACACTAGAGGGATTGAAAGAATTGCGAGTAACCTCGTTAGCTCTTTCATTTCTTAATGAGTGCGGTTTACCTGTCAAGTTCAATTTAGATGTGTTTTTGAAGAACTGGACAGTATTGTTAGAAAACAACATGGGGGTAATGTGGAAGTATGTTAAGAATGACCAGATAGTTGGAATGCTTGGTGGTATTTTGTCCCCAGATATTCTTGATGGTTCTTTAACTGCTACTGAGACTTTTTGGTATGTTCATCCTGAACATAGAACTGGTAGGGGAGGTTTAGAACTTCTCTTAACATTTGAAAAATGGGCTGTTGAGATAGGTGCTAATAGAATTATGATGGCTCATTTGGTTGAACACAATTCCGAAACTCTCAAAAAGTTGTATGAACGTCGTGGTTTTAAACCAATAGAAATCTTTTACTCTAAAGAATTATGGCAGTAGCAACAGCAGCAGCAATAGTAGCAGCAGTAGTAGCAGTTGTAGGAACAGCTGTCTCTGCTGTTGGTATGTATCAGCAAGGAAAGGCACAGGAGAAAGTAGCCAATTACAATGCTAAAATTGCTGAGAATGCAGCCATCTCACAACGGTATCAAGCTGAGGCTCAAGCTTCCAGGATACGTGATAGAGCAAAAAGACTTAAAGGAGCACAGATTTCAAGTGCCTCTAAATCAGGTATTACTCTTTCAGGTTCAGCAAATGATGTTATGTATGACTCGGCTTTAGCTGCTGAGAACGATGTATTGACTTCTTTGTATCAAGGGAAGACTGGAGCAGATAGTTCAATGGCTCAAGCTTCGTTAGCCAGGTTTGAAGGAAATCAAGCTAGAAGTAATTCATATTATGGAATATCTTCTACAATTCTATCTGGAGTTACTGAAAGCGCTGGATACGCGAATGATTACAGTCAAGCCAAACAAAAAGCTTCTGCTCAACCAAAGATAGCATAATGGAAATTCCCACATATTCACAAAGTTTAATACCTCAAGCTCAATCAGGAGCAGGTGCTTCTGATTCTGGAAAGGGTCGTGGCACATCTCTCCTGGGTGCTGGTATTTCACGTGCTGCAGCAAATATTTCCAATATTGGCCAGAGCAGAGAGCAACATGAAGACAGGATGAGGAGTATCAAACTTCATCAACAAAATATTATTGCTGATTTGGTTGAGAGGAAAACACGTCAAATTGAAGACCTTGAAGAGAAAAAGAAATACTCTCAGCTAAGGACTGATTGGAATAATCGTCTAATCGAATTGTCTAAGAACCCAACAGACAATCTGATGGAAACAGCTACCGCTGAATATGATGATTATGTTACCAAGATGCTGAATGGAACAGATTCAACAAAGGTTAGAGAGAATCTGTCACTCCTGTCTGCTGACTATCGTATTGGATTGGTAAATGAGTCTTTTAAACTTCAGAGCCGTCAGCAATTAGCTCAGTTTGGAGCTTCATTTGACGAGATGATGGTTAACGCAGAATCATCTATCTTCAACACAAAATCTCTTGGAGAGCTTGCAGTTCAACGAGACCTTCTTCATGGAACTATTGAAGATGCTAAAACTAATGGTCAGATTCAAGACCCAATAATTATTCAAAATTTGAAGGAGAAGGTTAACTTGCTTCCTGTTGCCTGGGCTGAATCCATGTTGTCAGACAACCCTGAACTTGTGAAATCTGTTGCTCTTGGAGAAGGAGATTTCAAAGGTATTATGGACGGTGTTCCTGCTAGGACAAGAGCCTTGCTTGCCGCGAAATCAGAGGAATCTATTAGAGCCAAGGACAACCAAAATAAGCTTCTCTTGAAAGAAGCTCTTGAATCTGATAAGATTCAAAGAATGCAGACAGGTCAAGGTGAAAGTCTTGATTTAAATGAGTATGAAGCTGCTTATGGTAAAGCTGCTCGTGAATCTGCTGAAAGAGAACTCAACATGGCAACACAACTTCATGAAGTTGTTGAAATGTCTAAAGGAGCTTCCCAGGAAGAGCTTAATTTCATTCTTGAGAATCATAAACCTAAAGAAGATGAAAGCTCACCTTTATATGGTGAACAGCAAGCTCTATACATGGCTGCTCAGAAAATCATCTCGATGGCAAATGATGACAGGAAAGAAGATGCTTTTACTTATTTCTCTCAACATCCTTCTGTTAGGTCTTATGCACAAAAGTTAAGTGAAGACCCTACTCCTGAGAATCGTAAGGAACTACAAGAAGCTGTGCTTTCTCTTCAGAAAGCAGACACTACCATGAGACCTTATGAGTATCGTGTGATGCCAAAAGGAGAAGCTGAAAAGTTTATTACATCTTTTAACAAACTTGTTGAAGTTGGGAATAAGACTGATGGTGCTGGTGTTCGAGAAATGTTGGTTAACTTTAATGATGAATATAAAGACCACATCACTATCGCATTGTCTCAACTTCAACAGATTAAAGGTGGAGAAGAGGTTTCAAGCAGTCTTAATCCTTTGATGTGGCATTTGAATAATCCATCTACATTCAGATTGATTGTAGATGCTATTCGAAAAGACCCTCAAGAAGTTTATCAGAAATTTGAAAGTGATAAAGTTAAGAACAATTTTCTGACTGATGTGAGATTGGATAACAATCTGTTGGCTTATGAGAGTTCCATGGTTGCATCCAACAACAGTTCTGAAACTCACAAAATTGTTGATGGAGTTCGAAAAACATTTAGAGACTTCACTAGAGATTATGTTCTTAATGGAGGCAAGATTGAAGATGCTTCTTCCATGTTCTTTGGTAACTACTCCTGGGGTGAATTAAATGGAGTCTCTTATGCTCGTCCTTTGACATATAAGGACAGTTTAGGTAAAGAACATAGGATGTCTCCTGACCAACAAACAGCAAGTTCAAACTTCTTGAGGGTCTTTCCTAGACGACTTGATGCTGACCAAATTGAACCTGAGTCTATCTTAAATGAGACAGGTTTTAAACCTGAAGAAATTAAGAAAGATATTGAAAATTCATTGAACTACAACACTTTCTGGGCAACCACGGAAGATGAACAGGGTGTGTATCTTTATACTAAAGGTTCTATTCTTGGAACTTCTAAACAAGTGTTCTATAAAGATGGAACTCCTGTCAAGGTTATGTTCTCAGAAACTTTAGTTCCAATTCCAGAAGCAGGTAGGGGTGTTAAACATAGATACCAAAATAAAACAACAGATTCAATTTGGGACAGATTAGCCAACGCTTTACTATCATCAGGATAATGCCAGCAATACGACCAGCACCAAGAGATACATCTTTCGAATCTGCTGACAGAGCAGATTCAGGGTTTGTGGATTATGCAGCAAGCTTAGTCTATGACAATCTTTATCATAGTCCTGTGTCTGCTGTCCATCGCCTATCAGAGTCCTTCATTGAAAGAAAGTTTGGAGAAGGTAGAATGATTTCTCCTGAAGAGGCTAGTGAGACTTATGGTTTGAATGGTGAATTGAAGTTTGACTCCCCTGTTTATGAATCTTATGCTCAACTATTACATGATAGGAAATTGGCTGAACATCGTAGGGAATTCGAAATTCAGTCAAGGTCTGAAAAACATTGGAGTCGAGGGATTACAGGTTTTGGTGTTTCTCTGGTATCTCAAGCACTAGACCCTGTCAACCTGGCTTCAATGTTCATTCCTATTGTAGGTGAAGAACGTCTCTTAACAGGAACAGCCAGAGCTTCTTCCTACTTTGCAAAAGGTCTCATTTCTCCAAAAACTGTTGTAGGGTTTACTGGGAACAATCGTTTTGCATATCGCGCGGCAAAGGGAGCTGTCTCTGGTTTTGTTGGTGCTGGATTAGTTGAGCCATTTAACCTTCTTGCTGCTTACGATGAACAAGCACATTATGGTCCTGTTGAATCAGCAATGAATTTGTTGTTTTCAACAATCCTAGGTGCTGGTATCCCTGCTGTTGGTGGTCATATTTCAGATAGAATTAAGGCAGCCAGGGTATCTCTATCTCAGATTGATGCTCAGACTCATGAGGCTGCTCACATGGCAGCTGTTGCCGATATTGTTGAAGACCGTCCAGTGACTTCTCCATCAGATGTTATCTCTGTTGATAACACTGTTGTAACGCAAGAATTGCAAGCAGCTAATGGTAGAAATATTCTTTCCATTGCTGAAGAACATTTGAATAGGTTGGAGCAACTTGCTTTTCAAGGGAGATTGACTCCTGAAATGGATGTGCGTAGAAAGCTTCTTGGAGCTATGCTTCGCAATCCTACTTCAGCTACCATTCATAACATGGCAGCATTGTTTAATCTTCGTTTAGATGAGGCTGCTTCAGCCATGCCGGAAATCTTTCGGCATGTTGACCCTGAGACTTACAAAACTCTTCCTAAAGAAGTTCAAGATTTAGTTGATGCTGACCGAGGCTCTCAGCCAGGAGCAACGACGCCTGAGTCAATTGGTCTTGTTCCACAGAAAGGTTCTCTTGGTAAGAAAGGTTACTATACAACTAATGACTCAAGGTTCATTGGTCTTTCTGTTCAGATTGAGGAATCAGGTATCACTCTTCTCAATATTGAGGTTACAGAGCAAGGTAAAGGAACTGGAACAGAAATGCTTAATAAACTTAAGCAACTTTCTAATTCTCTAAATAAGAAATTATCTTTGATTCCAGAAGCGTTGTCTAGAGAAGAGCAACCAAGATTAGAAAAATTTTATAAGAATCTAGGGTTTGTACCTGAAGGTAATTTTGATTTTGTTTATTATCCTAAACCTTCTGAATCTGCTCCCACAGTCACACCAGCCCAGGTCCGTGAAGCAACGGTCAAGAAGGTAAAAGAAATTGCAGCTAAGAAGAATGAACCTAAACCCAAGGTTGCTGAACCTGTAACTGATATTCCCAAGACTCCTGAGCCTGTCAAGAACAATCTTACAGACAAGGAACGTAAGCAGGAACTTGCTAGGATTAAAGAAGAAGTTGATTCCTGGGAGCAGGACATGGACCTTACTCCTGAAGAGAAGGGAACATTTGATGAAGTAGTTGATGTCATTGAAAAGTGGTCAGAACAGAAGCTCAAGGAAGGTCGGAAACATACGAACATGGGTCTTGACCCTGAGCAGGTGGCTGCAGGTGTTGGATTCCTGGGCGCAAAGACTGCTAGGCTTTTGACTAAAGGTGGAAAAAAGATTGCCAAAGAACTTGGTTTACGCTTTGATGGAATCCAAGAGATGATTCCTGGGTCTCCTAAAGAGGTTTATACAAAACTTGACCCTAAAAATCCATACACAATTTATGTAGATGTTGGCTCAACTCTTGAGACTGTTGAATCAAGAATGAGGGAAAAAATTGACCCAGAGGTCGCACAAGAAGCTGCCTTGAAGCTTGTGACGAAGGAAATGAAGAAGGTGAAGAAAGCTCAACCTGAACAGAAAGTTAAGGCTGAAAAGAAAGTTAAGGCTGAAAAGAAAACTTCAATTAAGTTTGATGAAGGGAAGTTTAATGAGCTAAAGACTAAAGTTGATAGAGCAGGATGGGATATTGAAAGAGCAATTGTTGAAGAAAACGACCAGAAGTTCGATGGTCATATAGACGACCTTGACCCTGAAGATGTAGATGTTTCACATCTACCTCATAAAGTAATTACAAATGAACAAATCAAAAAAGTAACTAAACTTTTACAGGAAAAAGGTTATGACATAACAGAACCTTCTGTTGAAGTTAAAGTTGGTGCAGAATCAATTGTATTCTTGACTAAAGAAAAAGCAATCAAGATTTCTATTACAAATCAAGATTTTGATTTGAAAGGATTCACATTAACCCAAGAGTTAATGAAAGACTTTAAAGATTTAAAGATTGAAGTAACAGACCGTGTTCAAGTATTAGGAAAGAATGATGCTTTACCTGAACATGTTTCAGAAGCACTAAGTCTTGCTGGATATGATATGGGATTCTTTGTAGATGACCCACATTCAGGTAATTTTGGTCTTGACAAAGATGGTAACTTACGTCTTATTGATAGAGGCGCAGTTAATGCAGCACAACCGAATCCAGACGCATTCAAACGAGTATGGTCAACTGCAAGCCAGAAAGGTAAGCAATTATTTGAGAAAATCAAATCTCAAATTGAAGATGCTCATAAGATTGCAACAGAGAACGTTGAAGCAAAGAACATGGACAAAATGAAAAAAGGTCTTGAAGCTGGTATTAACTGTATCACAAGGAAAATTGTTTGAAAGCAAACCTTAAAGAATGTAAGGTCAGTATTCTCGAGAACGCCGATGACTCAATGTCAGAAGGTGAGGCTCAAGAGTTCGTTGATGCTATTGAGCAGAAAGCTAGGAACAAGTCTGGTCTTGATTCTATTGAAGAAAAGATTTCTCAAGCAGGGGAAGAACTGGCAACTGATATTGATGAAATTAAACTCATTAATAAACGAAACGCTCTTTTTACAATTCAGTCTGTTCGCAACTTAACCAAATGGGCCAAGTCTTATGCTTCACCATTTGAAGGAATCCTTGCTTTCTTAGAAGATTCAAGAAAGTTTTCTGAAGCTGCTGGACGTGGTATCAATTCCATTGTTGAAGGTTACAAGAGTAAGTATATTGGAGAATTGAAAGCGAGGTTAGTTGAGTCTGGTTTGCTTGAAGCTTTCAACAAGAACCACTTTGCTAAAGAAATCTTCATGGAGTTCTATGAACCTGGAAGCTCAGGTAATCCTAAAGCAAAAGCTATTCGTGACATCATGACTGCATTAAAGCAGGACATGGTCCGACTTCAAAATCTTTATGGCTCATATATCCACTTTCTTCCTGAACACGTTAAACGTCAGACCTATAGCCCATCTTTAATTAAGAAGATGTTTGGACCTGAACGGTTTAAGAATCCACTTAACTTGAAAAGATTCTTGACGACTGAAGAATCTGAGGCAACATTCCAACAGTGGGCGCAGTTCATGTTGAAACATGTTGACCATGAAAAGACTTTCAAAGATTCAGACCCAATGGAATTTTTGAGAGGAGCTTTCTATGGTATCATGGACGGTAAACATGGTCCTGTTCAACAAGCTTCAGGTGCTGAAATTAATGTTTCATACTTCAAGGCAGGTGCATTAGCCAAGAAAGCTTCACAGCAACGACTCATTCATTTCAAAGATGGTGAGTCAGCTTTCGCTGTTTATCAAGCCTTGTCAGATGAACCAATCTCCAAAGGTTTTGTAATTGAGATTGAACATGCAGCTACCAATATTGGATTGATGCAACAACTTGGACCTAATCCAAGAGGAACATTGGAAGAGGTTATCAAGAACCTGGAGTATGAATATTCTCGTCAGGGTGATGAAGCTAAGGTTAGAAGTCTTCAACACAACAAGCATCGTCTATTTTCTGCTCTAAGTTTTCTAGACCGTAGTGCTTCCATTCCAGAGAACCCTACGATGGCTACAGTTACGGCTACGACTATCTCCCTGCTATCGCAAGCAAAGCTTGGTAAGCTTCTGCTGTTCGCTCTACCTGACCGTGCGTTAATGCAATCCACTTTAACACGTAATGGTCTTCGAGGTCTCGATGCTCTAGCAGCAGCCTTAGCAATTAAAAGACCATCTTCTCCAGAAGAACGTTTGCGTCTAACCATGTTAGGTGGTGAACTTAAATCCTTCCTGGGTTCTGTTCATAGTAGATTCTCAGCAGGAGCTGAAGCTGGAATTCACTCAGGTGTCCTTAACATGCAGAGACACTTCTTCAATTTGACAGGTATCAATAAGCTCGATGACATTGGAACTGACTCAGTAATTGGAGCTTTATCTCGACATGCAGGTGCATTAGCAGATAAGTCTTTTGACAATTTGATTCCAGATTTCAAAAGAATGATGACCATGTATGGTATCTCTCCAACTGAATGGGATGCCTGGAGGTCAACAGCCTACACAGTTGACCCAGATGGAAACGTTAAACAAGGTATCCATAAGAATGGCGAAGTCTGGATTACACCAGACCAGTTCAAAAGCATTCCTATCGAAACTATTGATGCAATGTTAGAGGCTGATGGATTACAAACAACAAATAACAACAGACAAAGAAGATACAATCTTCTTGAAGAGAAGTATCGCACATGGCTCACGGCTCAACGTGACGAGAGTGTTCTCGTTCCTGGAAGTAAGGAACATCGTCTAGCCACCTTTGGAACACAGGCAGGAACAGTTCCAGGTTCTCTGGTTCGTCTGCTCATGATGTTCAAGACCTTTCCTGTTGCTGTATGGACCAAGATTCTTCGTAGAGAGATGTATGGTTCTGGAGCTAGAACATTTAAGGACTGGATGATTAATGAGAAGAATACAAACTTCCATACTACTCAGTTAATCGCGCTTTCTACTATTGCAGGCTATCTGTCATTAACGATTGATGAAGCTTTGACAGGAAAAGAACCTCGAAGCTTTACTGACAGCAGAGGAGAAATTGACACAGACGCGAGTCTTAAAATTATACAAGATTCATTTCTTCGTGGCAATGCAGCAACATTGCTTGGTGACTTACTCCTCAAGGAATATGATACAGGGTATAATAGTATCGTAGCCAAGATGGGTGGACCTGCTTTAAGTGAAGCAACTAAACTTGTTGCTCTAGCTTCTCAAGGAATCCGTGGTGAAGCTAAGGCTAATGATGCCTTCAGATTTGCTAAAGACAATATTCCTTTTGCTAATTTATTCTATATTAAACCTGCGTTAGACCATCTTATTTGGTTTAACATCTCTGAGATGCTAGAACCAGGAGGTCTCAGAGAGATGGAACATAAACGAAAACAAGAATATAACCAAGACTATTGGTTGTCACCAAGTGGAAAGAATTAAATTATGAGTGTATCAGCCAATGCAACCAAAATTCAATACACACCAAACGGTGTGTCAACGACCTTTGCATACAATTTTCCTATTCTGTTAAATACAGATATCAAAGTTATCTTTACTGAGGATGGTGTTGACACAGTAAAGACTTTGACCACTCATTATTCTGTCACAGGTGTCGGTTCAGAGTCTGGGGGCAATGTGGTGTTTGTTTCTCCACCATCTTCCTCTGTTGACCGTATTACAATTCTTCGTAACATGTCGCTAACTCAATTAGTGGACTATGTTGCTAATGATGCTTTCCCTGCTGAGACTCATGAGAAGGCAATTGATAAACTCACAATGGTTGTTCAACAATTGTATGAGGCTCTTAATCGTGTTCCCAAGATTCCTGAATCTGAGTTGACTACGGTTAATATGGCCGTTCCAATTCGTGAAAAACGTCTGTCAAAGATTCTTGGGTTTGATAACAATGGAGATATAACACTTCGAGAAGTTGGCACATTAAGTGAAGTATCCATTGTTCATGGTTCATTAAACTTGGTTCATGATGTAATCACAGGAAGTGTAACATTTCCAGAAACCTTGTCTATTGTTCCTCAATCAATCAATCTTACAGTTCAATCACCAACAGGTGGCTTCGTAATATTTGGAACTGTCATCGTTTCAAGTGTCACTGTTAATGGTTTTGACTTCTATCTTTCTGCTGCACCTGAAGACGATAATTATATCTTGTCTTATGTTGTCGTTAATGATGCTGGCACAAAAGTGAAAGGTGGAAACAAAGAACTTACTATTGGAACTAATGCAGGTAGTGTTATATTTAATACTCCCATGACTTCCATACCCACAGTTGTTGCATCTGTTTCTACAACAGACGGAATGGTGTTAGCAGTTGTAGTTAGTAATATCACTACAACTGGATTTGATTTTTCAATGTCTGGTGATATTGAATCAACAGGGTGTCTCCTTAACTATCTCGCAGTAACAAATTAAACATATGAAAAAACTACTCACATTATTCACACTTGTATTGGCTGTCACAGTTTGTGCACAGACTTTTCCAATCAAAAATGGTAAACTTCAATCAACACTCGATGCAAATGGTCAAATCATTAACAATGGAATTTTTGTTGGAGATGGTTCAGGGTTAATTAATATTCCTGGGGTTAATGATGTTACTCAAGCTGGATTAGCTGAAGGTAGCTATCCAATTTCAGACTTATCAATTGTAGAGTCTCAGGGAGTAAGTCAACATGTTAAAGGTTTAGATGCGTATAATTTATGGTCAACTGTTGCTAGTAACAAACAGGTTAGGTTTGCCATTGTTGGAGATTCTGTAGCAAGTGCTGTTGAGACTACACGTGGGGTTCGTCTAGCTTTTGAAGCAAAAATGGCTAGAGGTGGATGGGGTTCTCAATACACAGAAAATCCCATTGGATTACCTTCAGGTAGCTTAAAATTTTACATGAGTGGACATACAGTTAATCCCGCAACAGGACCATCTCTATTTTATGGTATGGCAAACGGACAAGTTTCTACCTCAGTATTTGATGAAACAGCTCCCTTGGCTGATAAAGTTTCTATTTATTACCACGCTGATTCAGCATTTGGGACATTACTAGTTGAAACAAATGCTGGAGCAGGATGGGGAACAAGAGCTACAATAAATGCAGCAGAAGGTTCATTTATTTTCAGGGCAACAAACTACACCCTTGCTCCATTGGCAAACTATTCACTGAGAATTACATCTACTGGAACTAATGTATTCGATGATGCAGCACTGATAGACTCACGTGATAATACCAACTCAGTTGTATTTTCTAGACAGATGTGTATTCCTGGTGGGACACTTGAGCAAATTGTTACTCATCCAGGTTTTTATGTTTGGCTTACTAATTACAATCCACAAGTTTTATTCTTTGAAGCTAAAGACCCTGTAAATTCATTAATGAATGCAGCAACTTGGATACGAGACAATCTTACTAATAGAGACTGTATCTTTATTGCTTCTTCTCCGAATTTACCAGATGCAGGAATGCTTACATCAAGATTAGCATTAATTGATTTTTGTAAAACAAATTCTCTAATGTGTTTTGATAAGTATGCTTTGTTCTTACCTACAAATAAATGGTATGCTGCTATGTCTTATAGTGCAGAAAATATTTGGACTGATGGTGCACATCTTGGTAAACTTGGTATTCGTTATGCTACATCAGCATTCACTGATTGGCTTGGTTGTGGAGACCATCGATTTTTGTTCTCTATTGCTGCGCAAAGCATTGCCGGTAAAGCTAATCTTGTTGGAGGTAACACATTTTCTGGAGATAATTATTTTGCTAATCTTTATGTTGGGTCTGGAAATACTGTTTTAAGTAGCACCGGAAGCCAATCTGGTTTTAATTATGCCCATAGAGATGACCAAGCTAATTATGGCAGACTTTATGCCAATGCTGGAACTGTGTATCTGATGTCCACTCATTGGCCTGGGACTTCTGGTTTGATTGCTTCTAATGCTTCCGGTAAATTCACTTACTATGTTGACCCTGCAGTAAATTGGACACTAGACACACCTAGATTAGGAGTTCCATCCTCTCCATGGTGGTTGCATGCAACAAACTCTTACTTGTATGGAGTATCACACATGCAAAATGTAGATAGGTCAAAGATTATTTCTCCTGTAGTAAATGGTGTTACATTGTGGGTAAGTAATTCTCATTTATGGAGTATTCACAATCTTGCTGGAGTTTTCACCACCAACTTAATTAAAGCTCCATAATTAATAACACAGTCAGCACAAACACAAACACAAACACAAACACAAACACAATGAAAACACACATCACATTTATCATCGCAATGTTCATCGCAATGTTCATCCTCTTCTTAGTAACAGGGTGTGACACCTTAGACAAGGGTTATGACAATGTCGTAACCTATACACCGGCAATTACTAACTCATATACGAAGTTGATTACAAATAGTATTGTAACTCCTTCGTTCACAAATGAGGTAGGTGTAATCATTCCTGAGAAAACTACTCAGGTAATTACCCCTATTGTTGAAATAGTAATTACCCCTGAATCGTATAGCACTAACTTGGTCAATAAACCAATGGTGGAAAGTGGATTGGCTATTACAGGTTCACTCCCAGTTCCTTTTGCCGGGTTTGCTGGAGGATTACTTACTCTTATTTATTCTATTTATAGAATGATTCGAAATAAGCAAGCATTGAAAGCTGTAATCCTTGGAATTGAAGAAGGTCGAAAACTTCTTCAAACCACACCAGAGTTGCAAGCAGTGGACTCTAAGATTAAGGATGCACTAATTAAACATCAAGAGCTAGCAGGAGTCTTGAATACAGTTTCATCTGTAATCAATTCATATACAGGTGATACAGTACCTCCTAAACAGTAACCCTAACAACTACTTCACACGGGACGTTTACACCCCACTGGCTCGCACCAGTGGGGTGCTTCTTTATTGTAGATTACTTCTCCAGTCATCAAGAACTTGGTCTGCTATGTTCTTCTTAGTTCTCAATGCCTTCATAATACATTCATCAACTGTCTTACGAATAATAAATGAAATGTAGAGGACGTTTCTAGATTGACCAATTCGATGATTCCTGTCCTGGGACTGCAGCCAAGTCTCAAGGGAATAGCTGTATGAATAATAGATACTCAAGGCAGATTGAACTAAGGTTAGACTCTTACTCCCTGTCTCATTAGCTACAAAGAACTTACATGATTTATCATTCTTAAATCTTTCAAGGTTCAACTTACGGTCGTCAATAGATGTAGCTCCATAATAAGATACTACAGAATTAACTCCATACTCTGCAATGAGAGCCGCGGTTATGAGTCTTATATCCTCCTGGAAGTGTGCCCAGATAATAACCTTATCATCAATCACTTCAAGAGTTTCCATCAGGACTGCAATCCTGTTACTTGGTATGTGACAGATGACACCATCGTCGTTCTTAACGTGACCACAGTTTACCTGGTGGAGCTTCATCATAGTAGTAAGAACTGATGTTGAAGAAACCACCGATTCTTTAGACAAGAAGGTTATCGCTTCTTCCTTTAGTTCAGTATATATCAATTTCTGTTCCGGCGTCTGTTCGATATATCTGTTAACAAACGTCTTTTCAGGAAGGTCGAGACACTCTGATTTTAGAACCCTGCAAGAGAAGCTTGCTATCTTCTGTTGTAGTTCAGGTATATTCTTATATCCATCAATCTTCTCATATGACCTGTTACCGAACTCAACTCTTCTCCAGGAAGCGTAATAGTTCTTGAATGACAGGAAGCTAGAGTGGCCCGAAAGGTTTTTCTCTAAGAACTCTGCCTGTGCATAAATGTCTAATGGTCCTTTGGCCATTGGTGTTCCAGTTAAGATTCTCCTGAAATCACATAACCTACCTAACTCGATAGCAGCTTTAGTTCTCTTAGCTTTATGATTCTTGATACAAGTAGATTCATCAACCACCATAAAGGTGTAATGACTTCTCACAAACGCTTTAGTGAACTGCATCCCTCTATCCGTGGCCAATGCCTCGATGTTCACCAGGAATATGTCCAACACATCGTCCTTAGCTGTTAGTAATTGAGCTGCATCTTTCTTCTCCTTGTTAGTCCAGTCTGCATCCCAATACTTAATACGAACTGGTAGCCAGTCTGGAAGGTGTGCAGGTAACTCGTCCACAAACCAGTTAAGGTAGAAAGCTTTCGGTGCTGTAATTAGAACTCCATCTATCTCCTGATTGAGAAATAAGTAGATAAAGTTGTCTATAGTCACCTTGCTCTTGCCAGTTCCCTGTTCCATGAACAGTCCAAATCTAGATAAGTCTTTCGATTTCTCTAGTGCTTCTGTTTGATGTTTATACCCTTTCATCTTTTCCTGAAAGGCTGGAAGTTTGTATTTATTGATTAACATAAGTAAGCTATAGTTAGGCCAAATTTTGCCCTATGGTTTGACCCGTCGCCCGTATCATCTTGGTTTTTTGGCCCGTTTGCGGTGGCCCGTTTTGGCCTGTTTTCTCGTGACTTGTAGCCATATCTCAAATGTTATAGAAGTATTGTGTCTTGGGGTTAATTAAATAGAGATTAGTCTTGGTTCTAGTTACACCTACATACCAAACTCTGTGTTCACTGTCTGGATTTTTCTCATACTCTTTATAGGTCTTAATAGCTACATCACAATCAAGCACTACGTTATCTGCTTCAGCACCCTTCATGGAGTGGATTGTGCTAATACGAATACGTGCTGATTCTTCCAGGCTCTCTCCATTTCTGATTGCAGCTTGATAATAACTTACTTCTGTCCTAGAGAGTTTGTTCAAAGCAAACTCCCACGCATCAGTAGTTAGACAACCATATTTGTGAATCAGTGCGAGTAGGTCGAGTTCCTCATGCTCAGGAATTAGTTCCAGTTTCTTCTTACATCCAAACACTACTCTAGTTTTTATCTGCATGTAGTTATAGATGACTCTAATGCAAGATGCTGGCAGACTCTTACCAGCACGTAGAGCTTCCCACCAACGAATAGCATCCCATGTTTCAGGGTTAAAGTCAGGATTAATCTTTGATTCAAACAAGTAACCTTTTCTGATACAATACTTCACATAGTCAGACAGTGCATAAAGATTTCTGGCAAGAAGTAACCATGTTCCTTCTTTCATGTTTAGAGTATTGAAATCGTTAATTCTAATTACACCGTTAGCATTGTTCTTAGCATTGTAAGGTTTCTTCAGACGATTCTTAACCCTCCCTGCTATCTTGTCTGCAAGAGTTTTCACACCTCCTGGTAGTCTGTAACTGTGGTTCAATACTTCCTGTTGACCCTCAAGAGAGATGAAGTGTTCTACATCTGCACCAGCCCACGTGTAGATTGCTTGGTCATCATCGCCAGCTATCCATGATTCATCAGACCTCTTTTCAAGAATGTCAACCATGTCCCATTGAAGCTTACTTAAATCTTGAGCTTCATCAACAATTAGCATCTTAAATCTAGGACTTGTTCCATTGTCCACGAAACGTTGAAGCATGTCTGTGAAGTCTAATTTGAATCTTACTTCCTTATATTGCCTGATTGTCTCTGCCACTAGCTCCAGTTCTTTGAAATCAATATCATCATTGATAAATCTTTCCCAAGTTTTTCTAAGTGGAAGCTTGGTTGTCCTGGAGAGATTCTCAAGAAAGAATAATCTATCACCCTTGGTGGTTGTTCCTGAATAGGCCCATTCATCTGTAATCTTCTTAGAAGAGATAGTTAGATTTAGCATCTTACACAAGTTCATGTAGTCATTCCAACCCATAACCTGACTAGGTGATATACATAAATGTTGAAAGGCTAAACTGTGAAGAGTTCTAAAATAGAGTAAGTTCTTTTCTTTAATTCTGAATTTCTTAGAGGCTCGTTCCTTGGCTTCATCTGCTGCACGTTTGGTAAATGAGACATAGCATATTTCATTTGGCATAATCTCATTCGTAAACTCCCTGTCAACGATGTCTAGTAGTCTCGTTGTCTTCCCTGTTCCTGGTGGTCCTAATACTATAGTTCTCATATGTGGTCTATTTCGTTTTGTTCTGGTAGTTTGTATTTTTCTATGTCTGCTTCTATATTGCTCAACACATAAACAGATACGTGTCTCGCTCGTCCATTGACGTTTCCTATGTTGATTTTCTTATCTGGTATTCTAGCTTCTCTAAAAATGTTGGCTATCGTATTTCTGGTTGTTAGTTCGAATTTTGAACGTATTAGATAATTTAAGAAGTCCTGCAATCTAAAATGATACGCACCATTAGCTAACCAAACCATTCCTCTTAGAAGTTCTTCAGCACTTTCTTCCTGTGACCTGCTTGTGCAGAATTCTTCTAGCAGAACCATTAACTGACCTGTGGTTGTAGCTTCCTTGGGGACTTCAATAACATTAACATTCTTAAGCAATTCACCTATTACTATCGTCCATTGTTCACGTTTAATAATAGGTGGCATTATATTAAGAATATCCATACACTTCTTTTGGAATCTTATTGGATTCTGCAAGTCATCTGTCTCTAGTTCTAATCGTCCACCACCATCTACATCTATGAACCATTTAGGAGGTTCTGTATTTATCTTCGTAAGTGACCCCATAACAGGGAGACCTGAAGAAAGTCCTACGCCGAATTTCTTTGTCCTACAAAGAGAAGCGTTGCAAAAGTTACATATAGGTTGCTTTTGGCATGTGTAGTTGTATTCTTTCTTGGTTAGTGACGAGATGACTAGAAGGACTTCCTTGGGAGGAAGTTGTGGTGATAGATATTTCTCATTATATCCTTCAATAATAGTCTTCCAATTGTCTGGATTGCTTTTCTGAGCATAGACACCTAGATTAAACAATCCATTGTTGCGTGTGCCTTCAGGAAATCCTGTGGTTAGAAGATGTTGCAGACACGGTGGACCTTCTGGTAGTTGCTCTTCTACAACGACTTTAAACTCAGCAAGCTGGTCTGGTGTGACCCTTCTTTTTTGAGCATACCTAATGAAGTCATCTATCCCAAGTGGTTTTCCGTCTAGTCCGTATGCGTATCTATCTGTCTTTCCTGCATCAAAATACGGCATGTTAATCCATTGACCAACATCCCCACGTTCTTTAAGTAATTTTGATTGCTTAGGGAAAATCTCAGCATTACCATATCCAATAAAAGCTGAAAGCTCTTTTAACTTTCCCTGCATCAGAATAGCAGGGATGTGTGTTGAAAGAAACATGTAGAGATGAAGTCCACCGGACTTACTTCTACAAGGCACTAATGGTAAATTGTTCTCAATGATTTTCAGAATGATAGCTGCTACATCTACTGTATAATCATCAATGTCTATAGCTCCGAATTTAACGGTGCTATCTGAAGTAATAGGAACGATACCTAATTGAGATGTTCCATCTAAATGGTTCTTCCATAGGGCGGGAGTTACAGGACTCTTATGCGTTATGCCATGACCTTTCACTTTACCATCAGCCCTAACTGAATCTCCAAAATGATATGTTCCATATGCATCTTTGTTCCCGTCGAACAATTGCATCATGAAAGGTGTTAAATGAGTCATTATTTAAAGGATTGCCCTACGGGATGAACCGTAGGGCAATCGTGATGGTTAACTTGTGGAATTAACGACGACGTGCTGCCATACGTGCTTCTGCATCTGCACGTTCATCAGCTTCAGTAGGCTCTCCATCATTGTGTTCAGCAAGTTGCTCAACAGGTTCAGGAGCAGCGAGTTTGGTAGCCGCACATTCAGTAGCAACGTTACGGGCAACCTCGATTAGAGCCATGTCGTTCTTATTCAACATGCGGTCAATCTCGAAGTGCCAACCAAACCAACTACCGTCATTGTTCTTCTCAATGTCAGACGTGATATTATACACGTGGCTATACATTGGTGGAGTCTTACCGTTCACCTTGATGGTCTGCATCATATTCAACCAACCACGACCTTTCTTCAACTGAGTAGAGGTCAAGGCAATAATCATACGAACAGGCTCTTGTCCTTCAATCAAGGCGAACCCATAGAAGTATGACGTGGTTTTGATTTCGTTACCGTTAGGCAACATATCCTGGTTATCCGAGTTGCGAATGCACTTGCTCAGAATGATGGGACTCTTATGAGAAGCAACAAACCCTCCTCCCAGGTTACGAGGCTTCCATTCCTGGAACAGCTTCTCATGGAACACTGGGACGAACTTGAGAGGCTCGCCTTCACGGGTGTAGAGAATCTCACGGGTGACGGTGTTAATCAACATACCACCTTTCGCACCCTCAATTTTCTTGAGTTCATGGTTCTTGTGTGTTTCGTCCACTTCAGGTGAACCTTTCTGGAGCAGGCTCAGGAACGGAATCCCCAAGTCCTCTTGACGGGTTGCCTCAAACCCTGTTGCTCCCTGTTCTTCACCCCAATTGTATTCTGTTTCGTCCACAACGGGTGCTGTATCCATCTGTTTTGTCTTTGTTTGTTTCATTGTATTATGGTATTACTTTGTTTTTGGTTTCTCCACTACTAATTCCTTGGCCACATAAACGCCAAAGAGTTCATAGGGAAATTTTACTCCATTTTCCATGGAGTTCTTGATGAATGATTTCAGTGTCTGAGGATGGACCTTGTCCTGCATCTCAGCACCTATTTCATTCTCTTCGATAAATTGCTTCAGCAATGTGTAGTCAACCTGTTCGTCTAGTCCTGCACCGAAGGTAGCAGAAACAGATGTCTTGATTAACGAACCATGCTCGTGTTCTCGAAGCCACTTGAAAGCAGCTTCCGCTCTGTCCTTTGAAATATTACCGAAATATTTCGTTCCCACGGATATAGTTTCACCTGTATCCAGTTTAACTTCCGACAAACCCATACCTAGAATAAAGTCAGGTATAAGGTCTGTCATGAACAACTCCAGCCTGTCTTTCTTTGCCTGGAGCTTGGTCTCATCTTGCTCTATCTCAGCCTGCAATTGTTGAGTAAAGCGAACGAGTTCTTTGATGTCTTTTAGTTCTGCGTTCATAGTTTGATTTCATCTGTTTTGTATTTGTAACTTCTCTTGTCCCACCGTAGCACATTAATCACTCCATTAGTGTATCCAAGTGCTACTACGAGAGTCAGACCTATTGCAACAGGGTCTCCAACACAGAGGATGTAGTCCTTCCAATTAACTACTCCTTCAAGGTGTCTCTGTATCTTTGCGAGCATGTGCTCAGTTCCCTTTTCAATGTCTTTATAGGTTAGGATAACATGGAAATCTCCATATTCCCTAGCAAGTTCAATGTTGTGTTCGGTCTCTTGGACCACGAATACTGTTTGTTTCATATAGTTATAAAGTTCAATAATTTCTCTACTTCATGTTGATGGAATACTGCAATTGGTTCTGATGTTATTTTCTGATACTTGTCATCGTGCTTCTCTGTTTCAAGTGGATACATATACACATTGATAACTTTCTCCCATAGTGATAACACATACACGTTACCACCGTTTTTGGCATGATGATAACCCCATACCCTTTGTTCCTTACGAATCAAGACTTTACCTGGAGGAGCTACTTTCAACTCAAGCCACATCTCACAACCCTTTCGGACAAGGTTCACGTCTGGTGTTCCAATGCCGGCAGTATTCTCAATTCGAGTTACATGGCCATCGAAACCATGCTCTCTAAGATAAACCCAAAATCTTTTCTCAGGTGTCATTTCCAGTGGTCTCCTAGTTCTAGTTCAGCGTAAATCGGAACTGTGACCTGCACACAGTTCTCCATTACATGTTGTATCTTTAATGCTTGTTCCTCGCAGGTGACAGAGTGGTCTAGTTCATCATGAACGGTTAACAGGGGAATTTCTCCATGCTGTTTGAAATTTTGAATCATTGCTGCCTTAGTCATGTCTGCAGCTGAACCTTGAATCAAGGCATTAAGAGCCTTGTAGGTGTATGCCCGTTTTAATGGAGCAGAGGGATACTTCTCCCTAGCCTTATTCAATGGAAGAGGGTAGCTATGGTAATCTTTCCTTTTAAGTTCCCATAGGTTGAATCTTCTCTTACGACCAAGCAGGGTCTTGATATAACCTCTCTTCTCTGCTAATTCCATACAGATGTCAGAGAGTTGTTTAATGAAGGGATTAGCCTCATTGAAAATCTTGAGAACTTCCATAGACTTCTCCATCGTGAAACCTAGGTCACGTGAAATCTTATCCTTACCCTCACCGTAGCAGATACCTAGTGTCAGGTCTTTAGCTGGTTTCCTGGGAAGACCTGCTGCTTTCGCAACCAGAGGATAAAAGTCAGTTTTCTTGTCAGCTAGATATGCGTCTCTGATTTTATCTGCACCAAGCAGCTTCATCAAGACACCATAGTGAGTCAAGATACGAGGTTCTTGTTGAGAGTAGTCAAGCTTGGCCCATTTCTCTCCATGATTAGGCACGAACAAGGCTCTGATTTTGTGAGCCATTTCATGTCTTGACGGTATTTGCTGGAGATTGGGGTTACTGACAGCGAATCGTCCAGTCCTTGTTCCATCCTGGTCGCTTCTCGTTTGATGGAACTCTGCATGTATGCGCCCATTAACATGATTTCCGAAAATTGTTTCTTCGATGAAGTTGCAGCGAAGCGTGTTAAGGTTTCTAGCTTGAAGAACTTTCCTGAAAAATGAATTGTCGCTATTTTTGAGAAAGTTCTTATCGAAGCTAGGGTTTCCCTTTTCTGTTCTGGAGTATTCATAACCAAATTTCCTGCACACTCGTTCAATATGGTCTGATGACCTGACATTTACATTGAATCCAGTCTCAGCAAAGATAGCATGCAGAACACTCTCTTCTTCCTTCTTCAATTCCTTACGGAGAATTTCTGCAGCATCAAGGTCAACCCTCACACCTTTCAGCCTCATCTCTAGGACAATAGGAATCAATTCACATTCCATGTTAAAGACAGACCATATACCCTCAGATGTAAGAACATCTTGCTGCTTGTCATAGATTGCCAAGGTCATAGCAGCATCAGCCTGTGCATATGGACCTACATATTTAGAATGCAATCTCCACATGTCGTTCTTAGGATGGACACCATAAGCAGAGGCAGCCAAGTTCAGCAACTCTTCATTTTTCTTATGTCCAAGATACTTCAGACCTAGAGCAGATAGACTATAACCCTGTAAAGACTCCTCGTCAATCAGAGACTCAGCAATCTGCACATCTCGAAGCTGACCTTTGAGAGTGATGCCCATGAACCTTAGCCATTCAAGGTCATATACGAAATTCGCGCCTACCTTCTCTATATCTGTTCTTCCTGCTATCTCACGTAGGAAGTTAAGCACGTTCTCTTTTGGCAGGTTTCCACCCAACTCATGAGCAAAAGGATAGTAAGCCTTGAAACCTGTATTAGTGGCTATTGAAACACCGACAGGGTATCCATCCTTACGGATACTGCCTGGACCTTTATCTTCAATATTAGGGTCTTTTGTTTCCAAGTCTATGGCCATAGACCTGACACCCTCAAGACTTGGAAACTTCAACTCAGGTTTCCAATCTGAGACAGGTTCAAATAATGTTAGATTGATACCAGTCATAGAATTGTCACCTGTTGACAGATAATGTTATGGTGAATCGCGACATCTAATGCCATTAAATCCTTCTCATAGGCTTCTCGATAATATACTTCCTTAATCTTGAATGCTGCAAGAGCAGTCATGCAATGAACACATGGAAGTAGAGTTACTATTACTGTATGACCCCGTCCATGGTGACGGTTAATGTCACCTAGAGCAGCTAGTTCCGCATGAATCATGTATGGACGTCTTTTTTCACGTTCCTTATATAAGGAAACTGGGGCAGTTCTATCTAAGTGATTAATACCTGTTGAAATTACCACACCATCAGCATCAAGAATAAGACATCCTACTTGCTTATACGGGTCAAGAGACCCTGATGCAATACTTTTGGCTACATACATTAATTCTATAATTCTATCGTTCATATTATCCTGCTGATTTGACTAAGTCTTTCAAATAGCTCACTGTTGTTGCTTTGATATTCTTGTCTTTCATGGAATCCAAGTAAGCCAAGACATCATTACTATCTCTGAACTCATTCACGTTAAGTGGTTTATAATCCCAGGAATGAGGAGCAGTCAAGCATCGTTGCGCTCCTGCAATGTTTTTACGATACAGATGTTGACTGCCGGCATTAAGATACAAGTCACCAAGGTCCAGGGTTGGCATCCACTTATTCAATGCCTTCACAATATAGAGTGAAATCATGGAAAAGTTAAATACATCATAGGGCCAACCAAGCCAGATGTCTGAGCTTCTCATATTGTGGATAACATGAAGCTTGTTGTCACGAATCAGAAACTGGTCAGAGATAGTGCAAGGAATATCCTTACTCTTACGAGGATTCTTTTTCCATATAGTCATTACACCCTGTCGAGAGTCAGGAGACTTGTGGAGTGTGTCCACTATGTGGTCTAATTGACTAATTACTTCAGGTCCATATGCTCCATCAAAGGTGATTCCATTGTCAGAGAATGAGGCAATTTGTCCTGAGTAAGGCTCGATAGTTGAAACACGGTTGTCACCCATGAGAATCCACCAAGCCTCTGCAAACAGAAACTTGTATCCAAGCTCTCTGTTCACTACGGACAATGCTGCACGATTCATGGGAACACGTGTAGTGTAGTTCAGAATCTCGAAAGTCTCCTGACCACGTGGATTGACACTGTTTCCATAGTTAATGATATCAGCCAACACTTTCAACCATATTTGATTGATGTCTAAGTTTAAAAAAGTTCTCGATGGATGAAATAAATTCGGTAATATTGTCTCTTGTTCCATGGGTTTCGACGTTGTATTCGATGTATTCTTTGAGTTCATATTTTAGTTGTAAGTAGTTATTTGCGATTTGTTCGTATTGTTCTTTTGTTAATGAGTGTGCAGGGTCTGTGTGTCCTTGTTCATATCTAGACCACGCATATTCAGAATTACAAAAGATATACACGTGATTTAGCTTCTTAATTTCCTTAATAAGCTCCAATGCGGTAGTCCAGTAATGATTTCCTCGTCCCATGATAGGCCCATAACATACTTCACTAGGCCAATACCTGTCTAGAATTACATCATGTCCTTCTTTCAACATTTCCTTCACATTAAACATGATGTTCTTATGGTAGTCAGGTAGAGCAGGGAATAAGGCTCGACTAGCTGTGCAATGAAATGGAACTAGATGAAGAGTTTTTGTCAACACCTTAACAAGAGTTGACTTTCCGCATTCATCTGGACCTTCGACAATGATTAATCTACCTGACATAATACCTCCAAGTTTGGTGGTTGATAATCTTTTCCCTTTTGGAGACCACGACCATATTTCCCTGTTCCAATAGGTCCGAGTTCCTTGGTCATATTGGAACGCATAACCTCGAACAATCCCTTATTGATAGAGAGTCCCATTAGGTCAATTGTCCCCATGCAGACGACCATCAGGTCTAGAAGAGCATCGTAGGTCTTAACAATATCTTCATGGTCAACAGCTTCTTCAAGCTCTGTAAATTCCTCATAAATAAAGTCGAGTCTCCATTGTAGTTCTTCTGGCAAGACTCTCGGTGGACCTTTGTAGGTCTGTTGGAACTTGTCATGGAACTTACGTATTAGTTCTTCGTAATTAACATTCATTCTTGCTCCTCTTGTGATAGGTCAGCTTTCGCATGATTATGATGTTGAGCCATATGCTTTTCGTTCATCTCATAATTGAAATCTTCAATAGCATAATGTGATTTGCAACGTGGACAATCAAACGTCTTCACCTTTTCCAACATAGCAGATTCCAATTCTGTTAACAAGAATCCACAATCTGGACAGCACTCTCTCCACCTCATAGGATTCTTTGAAGTGAATCGCAGTGTATTCATATTACCTCCATATCTTCCCGGAAGCCGAGAAATACCGGACACCGCGGTGCATCCTTCTGTCCATGTGGTTGGTATTTAAACTTCACAAGCTTACACTTGTAGGAGTCACGTTTCATCCAAATATCCCGTCTCTGTTCATCATTGAAACCTGTCCCAATATTGAACTGCACACCGTTGTGTCCTACAACGATTAGCGCACCAAGCTTACCACCAGGAATCAAATTGGCTTTATGGGATGAACGTTCCGACAAACCAAGAGCATTGGTAACAGCCTCGTTCCCATTGACCATGAGTTCCTCGAAACCAATGATGGTTGCCTCTGCATCTTCAAACCGTTTCAATTTGAGTAACCATTGCTGGTTGAATGTTGACCGTCCAAACTTATATGGACCATCAATATCTCGAAGCATGACACCCTCGAACCCAAGTTGGAGACAAGCTTCTTCATAAGCATTTAACTGCTCAATGGATTGGATTAGAACAGGGAGAACCTTGAGTAGCCGCGAAGTTTCTGGAAAGACGAGCTTATCCTTCAACCACTCCATCCTGTCCCAATAGGGTAATGGTTCAACAAGGTCGAAGACATGGAACTTAAAATCCGGTGTCCCGTCACGTGACATAATCTTGGATTCAACCTGATAGTATTCATCCATTACACCATCTGTGTATGTAATGAGTTCACCATCAAGACCTGTCAGGTCATACTCACCAAGAACCTGTTGCACGTATCTGTTGGGGATGGAAGTCAGTGACCTGGAAACAGCCTCTACTGTTGACTTGCCGAATAAATCGAGTATCTGTTTCTCTCTGGTCACACATCGAATACCGTCTAGCTTTGGTGTAGCAAGTTTCGGTAGTGTGAGTTTTGTCATGTCCTTGATTCCTGCCGCCAACATGGGGCGAAAGTCTGGACGCATTACAAACTGATTTCTTAGTTCTTTCATATCTTATTTCTTAGTAGTCACTGGTGTTGTCTGATGGTTAATTACGTCATAAGCTTCGACGTGGAAGAATCCCTGACTATTGGTATTAGGGAAAGGGTATTGAATAGTAATGTTAGTTGGATACTCAATGTAGAGTTGGTCGTAATATGAAAATGGGCCTGCCGGATTAGTGCTGTAATAAATGGTGAACAATCTCCAATTCTCACGACCTTCCATAATATCCCATGCCAACGCTAAATTTAAAGGCGCAGGTGCTAGAATTTGTTGTTTCAAAGAAGAGCGTGCCTTCAATGGAGTAGCAGTAACCATTGAAGGCACTGGTGGAGCAACCACGTCCACCTTACTCCTGCTCGATGTTCCAGTCGAGCAAGATGTTAGGATTGCTGTTAAGATGATTAAATGTGTTCTTTGCATGATGGACAGATGCGAATGTCTTCGTCAAATTCTACTCCACAGCAAGGTGAAACTCCTTCACATTCTTCACATTGCTTCTGTTCTTCAGAAGTGGGAATAAATTCTTCTGAACACTGGTCACACTTCCTCTTCGTCACGTTCTTCATAATCAGGTTCATCTGGTTGGTTGTCTGCACAGTATTGTTCCGCTTGTTCGATAACCTTCTCGATGTCTATTCCTGCTCCACATGCAGAGCAATTTTCAGGTCCATCACATTCAGGACCGTCTCCTGGGTCACTGAATGCAGGTGAATCATGGTTAGAACAAACAGGAGCAGAACGACCAGGAGTAAACTCGAAGCTTATCTCCTCTCCACAGTTGGTGCATTCGTATTCGTAGTTCATTTCGGTTCTTTCAGTTTGTTTAGTTCAAACGCCTTCAGTAAAGGTTTGCAATTCAT